AAATATATCTACAAGTTCCCTTTCATTTGCTTTACTTGCATTTATTTTTACAACATCATAATAGATTGGCATTCTATAATTTTTTCTTGTTGGCTGATATCTTTCAGCAAATGTCAATCTTTCTTTTAACTTATTTCTATTGATTCCTAATATTTTGCGAAATGCAGGATCTTTTTCAAGTTCAATTCTAATATCATAATCATCAATCTTTCTTTGAAGAGCAGGAAACATTGCTTTTGCTGTTGACCTATCAACAAATGCACCTGTATCCTGAGCAAGTTGATCAAAATATTTAGTAAATGCTTCAATCTTTCTAATAGCTTCTTTCTTAAACTCAGGTAGCTGTGGATAGTATTGTGCTTTCCACTTATCATCACTCATTAAAATATTTAATTCTACTATTTCATCAATAAATTCTTGTGGTGATGGATACTTATTTGCTCCAGTAACAGAATTTATATATGCTGTCTTTGGTGTTTTACCTAACTTTTCTTTAGCTTTGACATATGGTGTTACCATATCAATGCCCATGACTTCACCAGTGCCATCTGATTTTTGTAACTCATTCATATATATCTTACGAAGATCTTGCTCTAATTCTATTCCTTTACCATTATGAACATTTTGCATTGAGTCTATAGATCTTATTGGAGCACCTTCTACTGGCACACTTGCATTGTAAGCAATATCTAAGTGCATCTTTTTTATTTCATCAGGAACTTGATAACCATCATAACCAAAAATTTGCAATCTTCTTGAACCTAATAAATAGTTTGCAAAACTAAATCTATCTACAGTTTCTTCTTTTAACCTTGTATTTTCTGCAAACTGTCTTGTAAAATCATTAGCCTCTGTTGTAGCCTTTTCTCTTACTTCAGTGTTACCTAAATTATCATGTGTTTTTTTATTAGGGTTTTTACGATTGCTATACTTTTGTTTAAGTTTTCCATAACGATTAGCAACACCTCTTGCTCCACCACCAAGCATTCCTGAAAAAATAGTGTTACCTGCTATATTCAATGTGGTTTCTGTTGCTGTATTATAAGGATCAAATGGTGCTCGTATTGCTTCTGAGCCTACACCAAAAACAAACCCAACCTTTGCAGATTCTTTTGCCACACCAAAAGCATTTTTAGCCGCCCAAGCCGCACGAATTCCCTTATTAAATACTGGGTGAAAGAAAGCTATGTTCAAAGGGTCTACCACACCTGCAACAAGATGAGATGTGATACCTGCTCGTTCAAACATTTTTCTATTATTATCAATAGCTTGTAACGATTGCTTAATGTAGTTGTAATGGTTTAGATTCTTTGCTCTTGAAAGTTCATCTGCATAAGCAAAGTCATCATTATCTTGTACTGTCTTTTTAAAATCAAACTCTTCATCATATTCTTGATCGTTAAAAGCAAAGTATTCCTGTGTGTAATGTGTCACTGGTAACCATTGATATTTAAAACCTGCGGCAACTCCTGAAAAGAAATCAGGATCTACTTTACCTTCTTGGTCAGGATATACAAAATGTAATGGCTCTATGCTTTGTAATCCTTTTGGCACAAAGTCTGTATATTCAGCCATCAACTAAACTCCTCATCTAAGAAATCTACATTATCTCTTATATTAAATCCTAAATCACTAGCACGAGTTCTTACTCTTGATTTAGTTTGATAGTATAATGGTGTCTTAGTATTACCAAACTCACCAGTATTATAAACTTGATGAAACCCTGCAAGTTTAAAGAAGTAGTTTCTTTCGTCTAGAGAACTTGCATTCATAGCATTTTGAACTGCTCTATAGTATTTTGGAAACCCTCTATCACTTTTTAATCTCTCATGCCCAAACTGATATGAGAAGTCAATCAATGCACTCTTTCTTCTTTTATGTAACCTATCAAAGTTTGGAAATTCTTTTTTATATTGTTCATATATCTTATACATTTTATTATTAAATACTTTAGTAGCGGCAACTCTATCAATCAAAATAGGTTTGCCAAACTTAAATTCATTAACTTTCTTAAGTAACTGATCTTCCGAATACTTATCTTTTTTTAATAACCATTGTTGCAATTCTTTAAGTCTACCAACTTGACTTGGATCAAACATCTTATAATCATCTTCTGTCAAAAACTTTACATTAAAACCAAATCCAACTGATATTGTATCTCTATCTCTATATACCTGACTTCTAAAGCCTTCATGATTTGCTGTAGTCTGCACAATATTTTTAATTGTTTCTTGAACATCAAGAGCTACATCAGGTGTCATGATATCAGCTAATATTGCTTTTAAATTATCACTTAATGTTAAATTATTTACAGTAAAGTCTGTTATACGTTCCCATAAAGGATTTTCATATCCATCAACTCTTAATGTTTCTTCATAGTTTTCTGAGTCACTACCAAAGAACTGCCTCTCTGGAACAAATATTTTATTAGGTAACCCTGCATCATTTGCTGAATCTAACTTATCTAAAAATTTATCTAATCGTGTAGGAAAATTACCTCGTGGTACATTTAAATCTTTATATGCTTTTTGATTTTTAAATGCAGGTAAGAATTGTCTTGGTACATTTCTTATTTGTTGCTCTCTTAATTCTTGAGCAGCTTTACCTTCTGCTGTTGTTGGTTCTATTGGACCACTAAAAAAATCTTGAAACTCAGCATCTAATAAATTAGGCAACTTAAATATATTAAGATCCTCAATCATTTTTCCATCAAATGCTTTTTCACCGATTATTTTTTTTGCTCTATTTATCACCTCTTCATTAAGAGCTTCTGTATTTATTTCATGCTTTGATATACCATATTGTTTTTCAAACTCATCTGTCGTAAATTCTACTGCTGTACCTTCTATTTGTGATGGCAACATCACACCATTTTTATCTACAAAAGTATATCTTTGGTTACCATATTGTGAGTTATTAGCATCACCTAACATAAAAACATTATCACCAAGTTTGAATCCTTCACCAAATTCATCATCAATCAAATTTTGTGCAAAGTTTAAAAATTTATTATACTGCTTATCTGTTTGACCTATGTATTTTTTCTGTGGTGTTGTATATGTTTTACCAGTGTTGTTGCCATTAAAAACATCATAGATCGTAGAATCTTCTACATACAAACCATTATATGTATCTTTTAATACATTTACTAAATTGCTTTGACTAAATTCAACAGCCTCATCATTAGGCATCTTAACTGATTTATAATATAAAAGTTTTTCAACATAACTATCTAACTGACTTCTATGTTGTAAAGGAATCTCAGCTAATTCAAAAATAGCATTTACACCTTCTTTTACAGTGCCTACTTTCTTATCTGCAAAATCAAAAGTACTTAATGTATTCATAACAATAGCTTTGTAAGTGTCAGGATTATCTGTTTTTGTATAATACAAACTATTAGCCTTAGTTATGTCATTACCATTTACTCTAGCTATTTCATTTATAAATTCATATTTCTTATACTCTGTATCATATCCCTGCAATCTTCTTTTCTTTACACCATCTGATCCAGTTATGTATGCTAAGTTATTCCAAGCATTTAATTCTCTTGCCATCATATTATTCTTTGTAGCAAGTGGTAGATTTCTAAATGCAGGTAAGTTCATTGTATTTGTTTGAAATAAATCATCTAAAGTAGTTGGTAGTATTGGTGGTATAGATAATTTAGAAAGCATCTTACTATATGAATCATTATTCATAGAATAAAATGTTTCAATATTAAAAGGCATTTTCATTTCATTGCCTATAGCTGTATCTAAATTATCTCTATTAGTTTTATTATTATCTAAGTATCCTGCATTACCTACACCAACACCATTTATCATAGACTGCATATTAAATGCACCTTGTTCTTTACCAAGGTTAGCTCTTCTTTTCGCAAAGTCACCTGCACGATTAGATATGTGCTGTGTCATTACATTTATATCTGTTCTATTAGCATCAATATTTGTTGAAAGTTTTTGAAACTCTTTTAACTCTTTCATTGTTACTGTGCCTTTTGATGCACGAATAACTCTTGCAAAATAATCAGGTGAAGCCTTTTCATTTTGTGATATTTCTTCTAAATCTTTAGCGGCTAAATCATTTCCATTTAATCTATCTAATATTTTATTAGATGTGCCAACTAATACAGAACGTCTTATCTCTTCTCTAATAGCTTTTTTTGCAGGTCCTTTTAAGTATCCACCTTGTTGCAGTCTTTCTATAATTTTTTCTGATTGACCTAATATAACAGTATTATATTCTTCAGGGTATAACCTTGCTACCTGAGTCATTTCTTGGAGAGCATCAACATCTAATAAAGCGGCATCATCTTTTTCTTTCTTAATAGTATCATTCAATATTTTATTAGAATGTAATATCTTCTTATTGGTAATCTTTGTAAGAAATTCAGGTATATATTCATCTAATCCATTTTTCTTAAAAGCATCTACAAATCCATCTATAGATCCTTGTGCTAATCCATCAAACTTTTCTTTATTAAATGGATTTTGTGCATGAAGTTCACCAAACTCTTTTGTAACTTTATTGTTTAATAATCCTGAAAATCTTTGTGCCAATACAGCTTTAGCTGAATTCTCTCCTACATCAGTAAAATCTGTGGTCTGCACTTTTTCTAAACTAAGATTTCCAAATTCATCTTCTATTGGTAATGTCTTAGCAGTATTAATATCTTTTTCAATAGCATCTGCTTTTGCTTCTTCCCATGCTATTTTTTGACCTGCCTCAAAAAACTTAGCTGATTGAAGTGCTACATTTTCAGCACCAGTTTTAACTTGAACAACACCTACTGGTTGATTTCTATATGTAGTTCTTTTTGATTTAATAAATGCCATTATGTTATCTTACTTGCTCCATATGCTGTATTAAGAATTGTTTGATATCCCATCATACGATATGATTTTGCTTTATTTTGTCCTTGCAATATTACATTCTGTGATTTTTGTGCAAGATTGCTTTGCTCCATACTACCTTGCAAAGCTAATCTTTGTACTGTTTTAGCTGTATCTGTCTTTGCTCTTT